CTGTCGTCACGGGCATATGCTGTTTGACAAGCGGATGCGGAATCCGTGGAGGGACGCAGAAGGAAATCTGCTGGATGGAAGCGGAAATAAAATTACCGATGCTGAGAATCTAAAACGGTATGAGGACAGCCAGAAGCAGCGAGCTATGGAGCGCGGAATCCGAAAGACGAAACGACAGTTGATAGTAAAACAGGAAGAGCTTGCATGGGCGTCCGGCGCGGAACGGGAAAAGCTTCAGCGGGAATATGACAAGCTGGCTTACAGATTGCAGGGACAGAACAGGGCTTACAATCAATATTGCGAAGAGCATGGATTGCAGCCGCAGTATGATCGGAATACATTGGCGGGATTTGGATACCCGCAGCAAAAGGCAGCGAATAAAGGGGCAAAAAGATATGCGGAGAATGGAAGTGTATAAAAGCGATGGGTGAAATGATGAACCGATTTGAATATTACAATCCAAACCCCTCAAAAGGGCAAAGAGTAGGGGATTGCACTGTGCGCGCATTGTGCAAGGCTTTAGGGCAAGATTGGGATACAGTTTATGTTGGGTTATCCGTGTATGGGTTTTCGTTGTCTGACATGCCAAGTGCTAATAGAGTCTGGGGTGCGTATCTGCGTGAGAATGGTTTCCGGCGGTATATCGTAGACGACCACGGACAGCATGTTTACACGGTAGACGATTTTTGCCGAGATCATCCAACGGGGACGTATGTGCTCGGGATAGACGGCCATGTGGTGTGCGTCAAAGATGGACATTACTGGGACACATGGGACAGCGGCCAGGAGATACCGATATACTATTGGGAGAAATAAGGAGATAGGCACTATGGAAACGATACAGGCTATTCTTGCTGTGTGCGGCGGCATTTCGGTGATAGGGGGCGCTGTGGCTGTGATACATAAATGGATATCCCCCGCGATTAAGCTCACCACGCGGGTAAAAGTCCTTGAAGAGCATGACAAGCGAGACTTTGAAACGATGCATGAGATTAGGGAGCGGGACAGCCTAATCATGGAGACATTGGTAACGATGCTTAACAGCCAGATATCAGGGAACAATGTTGAGCAGTTAAAAGAAACGAGGGGAAAGCTTATATCTTATCTGGCGCGGACGCAATAAGGGGAGTAATCTTGAAGGTATACGATTTTACAGTGTTTGAATTGGATTTTTTTCGCAAATACTGCAATTTTACACCTGAGGAACGGCGGCTTTTTGAATTACGGGCGCAGAATATTCCGCTGGAAAGATGTGCGGAGATGATGAACGTGAGTGTGTCCACCGTGAAAAGAATGAGCCAGCGAATAAACAAAAAGATAATACGGGTATGTTGATTTGATACTTTTGTAAGCCTTTGATGGACTGTCAGAGGCTTATTTTTTATGCCATAATTTAGCTATAGAAAGTCATTGAATTAGTCATAGGAGGCGCAGGCATGGCATTACCATATCAAGGATACGGCTATAACCCGTATCAGTATGGACAAGTAAATCCGCTACAGCCGCAGATGGACAGGCTGGCGCAGATGCAGGCTCAGTATCAGCAGCCACAGCAGATGCAGCAGGTAAATCAGGGGATCCTGTGGGTGCAGGGCGAGGCTGGAGCTAAATCTTATCTTGTCGCTCCAAATACAAGCGTCCTTTTGATGGACTCCGAAAACTCTAATTTTTATATAAAGACTACCGATGCCGCCGGGATGCCGACGCTCCGCACCTTTGCTTACAAAGAGGTCACGGTGGGCGCGAAAGAGCCACAGAAACAGGAGGAAGTGAACTTAGACGATAAATACGTTACTCGGAAAGAATACGACGATTTGAGAAGCAAATATGAAGAATTATATAGTTATCTCGAAACGGCAACAAAGCCGGAAGGAGGCAGACATGGCGAATCCCTTGTTTGAGGCCCTGAATGGTAATAGAATGGCCGGAATGCTGGAACAGTTCCAGCAATTCCGAAAAGAGATGGAGGGCAGAAATCCGAATGAAGAGATTAACAGGCTGTTGCAGTCTGGCAAAATAAACCAGCAACAGTTAAATCAAGCCCAGCAGATGGCGCAGCAGATGCAGGGTATGTTTAAAGGCTTTTTTAAATAGTACACAACCGGGTGCACACGGTTTTGTAAATACATTATCGAAGGAGATAATTACTATGACAGACGGTTTAACCGCTTCTGATGTTGCCGTATTAACCGGCGGCACAGGAAAAAATGACGGCTTCGGCGGAGATTGGGGTGCATGGATTATCCTTTTCCTGATTTTCGGTATGTTTGGCTGGGGCGGCTTCGGCGGCTGGGGCGGAAATGGTGGAGGAGCAAATTCTCCCGCATTTCAGGGTTATGCAACCCGCGCTGATATCGACGCAGCGCTGTCCACGCAGGGCATCGAAAACGGTATCCAGAACCTTTCCGGCCAGCTTTGCAACGGCTTTGCCGGCGTAAACGCCAACATGGCAAATCTGGGTTATCAGACGCAGCAATGCTGCTGCGATACCCGAGAGGCTATTGCTGGCGTAAACTACAACATGGCAGCCCAGACAAACATCCTCCAGAATACCGTAAACAACGGATTCCGCGATGTAATTGACGCGCAGAACGCCGGAACACAGCGTATCATCGACCTGTTTACACAGGATAAGATCCAGTCTCTACAGACAGAGTTACAGTCCGCACAGCTCCAGCTGTCTAACAACGCACAGACAAACAGCATCTTAAATGCTTTGAGACCTACACCCGTTCCGTCTTATCCGGTAATGTCCCCGTACACGTCCATCGTCAACCCGACAGGCTTTAGCTTTGGCGCCGGATGTGGCTACGGAGGCAACACGGGATGCGGATGTTAAAACTTCAGACGGAGTATCTTCGTGGCATTTTGCCATGATGTTCGGCTGATGCCGTTATTCACAAAAAGGGGCAGGCTGAGAACGTCTGCCCCTTTTGAAATGAAGGGAGAATAAAATGATTGAGTTAGTAAACACAACGCCGGTCACGGTCCCCGTAGGGCAGTCTATCCCGTTTTCGGCAGTGGCAACAAAGGGCGGATGCGCAGAAAGACACAGGGCTGGAAGCGCGCAGATAACGCTTGTAAAGCCCGGTAGATATCTGATTACATTTTCCGGAAACGTCGCAGTACCGACTGGGGAAACGGTAGGAGAAGTGGCGCTGGGAATTGCCAGAGATGGGGAAATCCTCGGCGGCACGGTGATGCGTGCCACCCCTGCGGCAGTAGAGCAGTATTTTAACGCATCGTCCCAGACATACGTCGATGTGTTCTGTGGATGCTGTGAAAACGTTTCCATCAAAAACGCAGGGACAATTCCTGTGTTAGTAGACAATCCGAACATAACAGCTGTTCGGGTTTGCGGTTAAGGAGGGCAGACCATGAGTTACAAATTGATGCAGAATATCCGGGAAGAGCTGGATAAAATCGCGGAAAAAGGTCTGAACACAGGCAATCTTGAGACCGCATACAAATTGATAGACATGTTGAAAGACATGGAAAATGTGGAATACTGGAAGTGCAAAGAGGGCTATTATAACGCCGTTCTCGACGAAATGGAAGGCGGATATAGCCAGGCAGGAGACCACAGCGAGATGCGGAAACGCGACAGCCGTGGGAGATACAGCAGGGATGATGGAATGAGCATGACGGCCTATGACGATGGATCATCCTATGCGCGACGTGGGGAGCACTATGTAAAGGGGCACTATAGCCGTGGAAACGGAAACAATGACCCTTATGATGATTACATGGAAAACAAGCAGTCTTATCGCAACGGCAAGTCTGAGGATTGCAAGCGGCGTATGCTGGCCGCTCTGGAAGAGCATATGGATGCACTGACGGAAGAGCTGGGAGATCTGTCAAAAGATGCAGACTGCCGAGAAGAGAGGGAGACCATTTCGCGGTATATCGAAAAATTACGAAAGATGATGTGAGTAAAGGCGGCGAGGAAACTTGCCGCTTTTGCTTTAAACATGGGTACGCCATAGTTTTTTTTGTTTGGTAAAATGTATTAAAGGCTATGGAAAGGAATGATCATTATGGAGATCAAAAGGGTATACTGTCCTGTCTGTAATAATAAAACGCGGTCAGCATTCCGCAAGGATACGACAGCGCATAATCTTCCGGTGTTTTGCCCGAAATGTAAAACGACCAGCCTCGTGAATATTGAAAACGGAAAGGCAGAGCCTATCGTCCGTTAAGTGCCAGACGCCAGACGCAGAGCCAGTGATTTGTAAGGATTTCTTACAGATTGCTGGCTCTTTTTTGTATTTGTATTTCCTCCTTTACAGCACACAGCCTTGCGGGAAGGTTGAAAATGCGGTTCGACTCCGTCTGTGTGCAATCCTGTAAATCGTAATTGCAGGAAAATCCATCCCATCTTTCTTTGTTTTTGCCACCGTGCATGGAAGCAGCCGGGTTCAAGCCCCGGCGCACGGTATAGGTGCATTGTTTAGACAGCGCCGATCATTACGCTTTTCGCCCGGTTCGCTACCCCGGGCGCTTTGTGGGATAGCTCAGGAGGTAGAGCAGCGGCCTTATAAGCCGTGTGTCATGGGTTCAATTCCCATCCCCACAACTACCCCGCCCGTGGTTTATCGGGCTTAATCCATACCGCTGACGGGCGGTTAATCAATCACGTTTAGGAGGATAAAGATGCAGAATATTGAAGCAATTTTGACAGAACTGGGAATTGAGGTCTCGGCGGACAAAAAGGAAAGCCTTACGAAAAAGGTGGCGGAAAATTACGTCACGAAAGCTGAACATGAAAAGAAGCTGGGAAAGGCTGAGACTGACCGGGACACGTGGAAAGAAAAAACTGAGACGGCAGAAAGCACCCTGAAAGGCTTCGAGGGCGTTGACCTTGAAACAATGCAGAAGGATTTGGCTGATTGGAAGAAAAAGGCCGAGGATGCCGAGAAAAACGCACAGGCGCAGCTGTATGAGAGAGATTTCACGGACGCTCTGAAAACGGAGTTTGAAGGAATTAAATTCTCGAGCGAAGCGGCAAAGCGCGCAATTATGGCAGAAGTCAAGGAGGCCGGATTAAAGCTGAAAGACGGGAAAATCATCGGACTGAATGACCTCATAACCCAGATGAAGGAAAAGGACGCTTCGGCATTTGTTGACGATGAGCAGCAGAAAGCACAGCAGAATCAGGCACGCTTTACACAGCCGACAAACAAGCAGGGGCAGGGCGGCGCGCTGACGAAAGACCAGATTATGAGCATCAAGGATGCTTCTGAGCGTCAGGCTGCAATTGCTGCGAACATGAGTTTATTTAATTAAAGCAGGAGGGCAATTATGGGGGCAAAGGCCAATATAATCGGAACAACAGATATACAGGTAACAGCCAGAGAGCTGGACTTTGTTACGCGTTTTGAACGCAACTGGCAGCATCTGCGGGAAATCTTGGGGATTATGCGCCCCATCAAGAAGCAGCCCGGCGCAGTGCTGAAAAGTAAATACGCGGAAGGTACGCTCGAGGATGGTGCAGTAGGCGAAGGCGAGGATATCCCGTATAGCAAATTTACCGTAAAGGAAAAGAAGTATCAGGAAATGACCATCGAGAAGTACGCGAAGGCCGTTTCGATTGAAGCAATCAAAGACCACGGTTATGACAACGCTGTCCAGATGACTGACGACGAGTTCCTCTATCAGCTTCAGGCGGGCGTGACAAAGAAGTTTTACGACTATCTGAAAACCGGAACGCTCACGTCCGAGGAAACAACCTTCCAGATGGCACTTGCGATGGCAAAGGGCAAGGTTGAGAACAAGTTTAAGCAGATGCACCGGAACATCACCGGGGTTGTCGGTTTTGTGAACATCCTTGACGTGTACAAGTATCTCGGAGCAGCGAACATCACCATCCAGAATCAGTTCGGCTTCCAGTACCTGAAGGATTTTATGGGGTTCAATACAATTTTCCTTCTTTCCGACAGCGAGATCCCGGCTGATACGGTAATCGCTACACCGGTGGAAAACATCGTGATGTATTACATCGACCCCAACGACAGCGACTTCGCGAAGGCAGGCCTTGTGTACACGACCAGCGGAGAAACGAATCTGATCGGTTTCCACACACAGGGCAACTACAACACCGCCGTGTCTGAGGCGTTTGCGATCACCGGCCTTGTGCTGTTTGCGGAATACCTGGATGGTATCGCGAAAATCACCGTAAACGCGGCGGGGGGTTGATGGCCGCCAGTACACCCCTAACTACTGACGGCGAACCGCTTTCTGGGGAAACAAGACGGAAGAGTAAGAGATAAGGAGGCCGACGGGATGGCATATAGCACATTTACATTTTACGAGCAGACCTATCACGGGAATGTCGTCCCGGCGGAGGACTTTGATCGTATCGCAGACCGTGCCAGCGACTTTCTGGACGTGATAACCTTTGACCGCCTGGTGGACGGGCTTCCAGACAATGAACGAGCGAAAACAAAGGTTCAGAAAGCCGTGTGCGCGGTCTGCGACAAATTATATCAGCTGGAGCTGGCAGAGAAGAAAGCGCTGTATTCCGCTGGGGGGACATCTTCCGGCGGGGCTGGCGGTGTTACTTCGGGAGTAATTACTTCCAAGTCTGCCGGTTCTGAATCAATTTCCTACGCCTCCCCGTCTGAAATGGCAAACGGCGCAAAGGCATGGAGCGCGGTCTACCAGGCGGCCGGGGATGCACAGGAGACGAACAAGCTTCTGGCAGATGCGGCAATGCTTTATCTGGCAGGAGTGAAAAATGATGATGGCGTACCGTTGTTGTACGCAGGAATAAGGTAGAAATGGGTAACAATAAATTTTTAGCTTTATGCAAAAAGATTGTGGTTAAACAGGAGGATTAACTCATGGACATTACGACATTAGGAACTTGTGTGGCCATCGTGGCTATCTGCTATGTTATCGGTCTGGGCTGTAAGGCGGCGCAGAAAATCCCGGATGAGTGGATTCCGGTCATTATGGCGGTATGCGGCGGCCTTCTGGGTGCGCTGGGAATGAACATCATGCCGGACTTCCCGGCGACGGACTATATCAATGCTGCGGCGGTGGGCATGGTGTCCGGGCTGGCGGCCACAGGAGTAAACCAGGTATACAAGCAGGCAAAGAAAGCGTGATTTTATGGGCGGACGTGGCGGAAGTAGTGGGTTAAGTAACGAGAAGCCGGTTTCTAAGCTTATTGCGAAGGTGTACTTTAATTCTTCAAAGAAAAGCGACGCTTTAAGAGGGAGCGGAACTGTTAAAAAAGACAGTAAACTCGAGAAGGTCATTAATTCAGAAAACACTAGCTACTTTAAGTCAATCAAGACAAAGAGCGAAGCAGTAAAGACAATGAATTATATAAATGACAGATTAAGTGAGAGTAAAAGGAAAATCGCAAAACTTGGAAGTGCAGAGGCGTTATTTAAAAATCAAAGGCTTGCTATAGAGCATCGAAAATTAGTCAATGCCAGTACAGCCATGAGAGATGAAATGCACAAATTTTCAAAGGCATCTGAAAAAGGCGATACAAGTGCTTTGCACGATACAAGCCGTACTACCACCACTTATGACAGAGCCAGAAAGCGCAGAATGAAAAACTTTGATTCATGGTTCTTTGGAAGCGGAAAGAAGTAATCTATGGCAAACCGAGAGACAAGTATAGCTTACGAAAATCTGAACCGCCGCATCTTCTCTGGCGTCGGCGAATACGGTATACCACAGATAAAACCTGAGACATTCGAGGGTAACTGCGAATTTGTCGGTTTTAATTATGCCAGAGGAAAATGCAATAATCCAGAAGAGAAAGCTGTTCATTTCTTCTTAGATGATTACCAATTTGACGCACTATGGAGAAATCCAGACAGGTACGTGGACAAACTGAGCAAATTCCGGTACATTCTGACACCGGATTTCAGCACCTACACCGATTTTCCGAAAGCTATCCAGATATACAACCATTATCGCAAGCACTGGATAGGTGCATATCTGCAAGAATATGGTTGCCGTGTGATTCCAACAATCTCATGGAGCACACCGGATTCTTATGACTGGTGTTTCGATGGGGAGCCAGAGGGTGGAACGGTGGCGGTATCTTCTGTTGGCTGCATGAACAGCAAGGAAAAAAAGGCGCTGTTTTTGGCAGGGTATGAAGAAATGGTGAGGCGGTTGCAGCCGGAGACGATCATCTTTTACGGTTCTGTGCCAGAGGAATGCATGGGAAATATCGTGAGAATCCGGGCGTTTACGGATAAATTTAACGAAGCTCTTTGTGAAATGAGGGATACCGATGAATGATGCGATAGTGACAATATTCAATTTTTACGAATCCAGCACTGCCGCCATCTGGTATCCCCATGTGCTTTCCGGCGTGCATCTTGAGACTGATCGGGGGCAGATCATGAAACTGTACGGGACAGACAGCACAGATAACGCACAGTTACATATCCCGTTCGGGGTTAAGAACGGGAGAAAAATTATTGTTGATACCGTCGGAAAAGAATTGCCGTGGCTTCCGCCGAAGGAATGGAACAGACAGGTAAATGATCTGTTGCCAGACAGCATTACATTTAATCCGTCTACAGACTTTTTCATGGTAGGAGCATGGGACGGTGCCGTACTCGTGAACGATGCAGATTATACAGACAGGCGATATGAAGGGTTTTATGCGTTTATGAATGCCGAAAAAGATTTTGTTTACCTGATATCGTCAGTGGGAGGACCGTATACGGTAATCCCGCATTTTGAAATCTTAGGGAAGTAGGTGGTGAAGGTGGCTGAACCTATCGGGAATGATGCTACTGGATATGATGTTCTGACGGCGGCGATGAAGTCGCTGCTTAACCAGTTCCCGGGGCTGTATCCAGATGAAGCAATTAAATTTGAAGAGCTTGGGGCGGAGGATGGCATTGCGTTTTCCAATGATTCCGGAGCGCTGGTATATACAGAAAAAGAAGATATACTCGGGCGGATATATCAGGAATGCCGGTATCCCTGCTTTGTAGTGTACCGTTCGACCACGGGAGCAAGGGAACGACAGAAAATTACTATTCTTGAATTTCTGGATACGCTGGGGCGCTGGCTTTGCCACGAACCCTCCGGGATTGAGGGGAAAGAGTACGAAAAAGCGATATATCCCGATTTGACCGCAGGGCGGAAAGTTGAGCGGGTAACACGCGGAAACGCATATGGGACACAACCACAGGAGAATGGCGTGCAGGACTGGGTTCTACCGGTTACGGTTTTTTATAAAAATGTTATCGAACCTGAATTTTAAGAAAGGAAGAAAACGATGAAAAGACATTTGTTGAGACATTTTGTCGATGTAAAAATGGACACGTCCGCTGAGGGTACAGCGGCAGACTACCGGCTTCTGGGAACGGGTATTACCTCTTTAACAGAGGAAATGAACCCTGAAACGGAGACGGTGCAGTACATCAACCAGGAAAACGGATCTACGGACCTTAAATCCTATACGCCGTCCATCGAAGTTGAAAGACAGAACGTAGACGAAGAGGACACGGAGCTCACGGACTGGTTTAACAAGATGATAGACACGCTGCCCGTCGGAGGGGACGCCATTACATCCTATGTCCGCGTAAGAGTTTCCGGCGCTGGTCCTTCATATCCGGCAGTCCGCCGCCGTTGCGTTGTGAGTGTAGGCGGCACGGGCGGCGATGCTGGGTCTAACGTAACGGACACACTGACGCTGGGCGGCAGAGGTGACGGAGAAGCCGGAACGTTTAACGTAACCACAAGAAAATTCACGGCGACGCCCGCGTCTGACAGGGCTTTAACGGAGTAAGGAGGACAAGATGGGAGCAGCAAGCTTACGAGTAGACAGTGGCGTCAAACGAATTGAGGTAAACGATAACGGCGATTATATTGCGGTCAACATCTCTGACAACAGTTTTTTTAAGCGTTTTGACGATTTTGTGGCATGGCTGAATGCAAAAAACGAGGAAGCCGATAGGATTGCTAATGATTCTTCCGGTGATTTCACGGAACGCTTCGGAGCGTATGACGCTTTATGTAAGGAGGCCTGCGCTGAGTTGGATTCTCTGTTTGGGAGCGGGTGTTGCAAAAAGGTGTTTCCTGACGTGGAATCCCCTGGAATGGAGCTTATCGCGGACTTTTTAGACCAGATTATACCGATTCTTCAGGGCTTCGCCACCGAACGAAATCAGAAAATCACAAGCAAATACAGCCCGAACAGGAAAGGGGCGCGAAGCAATTAAATGTGGAATGTGCTTCTTGATAAATTCCCAACAGAATATGAGGGATTTCGCATAGATGGATCCTTCCAGACAGGGATCCAGATTTCACAGGCTTTGCAAGACCCCGGTCTGACCGACGATGAGAGGTTGGCTGTAGCGCTGGGGCTGCTGTATCCGTCAGAGGATGGGGACAGCAGCCCTTCTTCTTTCCCCGATTTAGAAACTGCCGTAGATGGTCTTAGGTGGTTCCTGAGCGGATGGTATACCGACAACCGCCCGAAGAATGAGGATAAAGTTCCGGTAACGGATTTTGACATAGATCAGTGGCGCATCTATTCAGCGTTTCTGGAAAAGTACGGAATCGACCTGAACCGGTCTGATCTGCATTATTGGGCGTTTATGGGACTGCTGTCAACGCTCGGGGCATGCGCGTACACGAATGTCATATCCATCCGACAGCAGAAGATAGATCCTAAGATGGACACGCGCGCAAAACAGGCATTGATGGAGCAGAAACGCATATTTGCAATAGAGCGGGAAGAGGAACTGACAGAAGAGGAACAGGAAGATGTTGACGCTTTTATGACATGGGTCAAGGCAGGAGGCTGACATGCCGAAATATGATGGTTCGATACGGATAAACACAAAAATTGAAACAAAAGATTTAAACAGCCAGATGATGCGCGTGTCTAATGCCATAAAAAAAGACAGCGCGGCTTTAGATTCTCTCAATCGCAAAATGGAAGAATTTTCGCAAAAGAAAATCCCGACAGAAAAATTTGCAGAATTACAAAGAGAGTTAGAAAAGGCAGAATCCGAGTATTCAAAACTGCAGGCCCGTATGTCACAAAAGGGGGCGGCAACGTCTGAGTATAAAGCTTTACAGAAAGACCTCGTTGCGGCGCAAGGAGAGCTGTCTAAGCTTGTAGCACGTCAGACAGACTGGGAAAACATGGGGGTACCTCAAACCGGCGGCGCATGGGACGTACTAAATGAACAGGTTGCAGCCGCATCCGACCGTGTAGATGATCTGAAAGAAAAGCTTCAGCAGATGGAGAACAGTGGAAAGGCGTATACCCCGAAGGTGGACAAGGCTCAACTGGATGAAGCGGCTCAAAAAGTAGATGAAATCAAGGAAAAAATAAACGCGGAGAAAGCATCCGGTAACGCGTTTGTATCCCCAAAAGATACAGAAGAATTTCAGAAGATGTCTGTAAAGGCGTCACAGCTTGCTGGGAACATAGATGTTTCAAAGCGCAGGCTGGCAGAACTTAACGCGAAGCAGAAGCCCATCAAAAAAGAATTCGATCGGATGAAGCGTTCTGCCGATAAAGCATTTAAAACAGCTTCGTCCGGCGCGAAAAAAAGCGCGGGGCTGTTCGGCACCTTTGCGTCAAGGCTGAAAGGAATCGCATTATCGCTGTTGATATTCAACTGGATTACAAAAGCATTTAATGCAATGGTAGCTGGAATGCAAAAGGGGTTTTCAAACCTTGCAAAGTATTCTGCTCCGTTGGCAAATTCATTTCAGTCTCTAAAAAATTCACTGGCTACACTTGGGAATGCGTTTGCTGCTGCCTTTGCGCCAATTGTCCAGATGGTAATTCCGTATCTCAATGCGCTTATAAACGGAATAGCGCGGGCAATAACATATGTGGCGCAGTTTATTGCCATCCTTGGCGGGAAAAGCACGTTCATCCGAGCGAAAAAGATACAGGATTCTTACAACGATTCCCTGAATGGAACAGCAGCTGCGGCAAAAAAGGCAGCCGGAGCTCTGGCAAAATTTGACGACCTGGATGTGCTGCAAAAGCAGGATGATTCCGGCGGCGGTGGAGGTGGAACACAGCCGAAAGACATGTTCGAGGAAGTCCCTGTTGATGCAGGAGTGAAGTCTTGGCTTGATGGGATCTTGGAGAAGCTGAAACCTATTCTTGACTATGTAAAAGAGTTAAAAGATGCTTTTGCGGAAGGCTTCTGGGATGGCTTGGGTGATTTTGAATACCGCTTAGATATTATCAAAAATGGGCTTCAGCAAATCCGTGATGCATGGATAGAGATATGGTCAGATCCTGCGGTTGTGGGGGCTGCTGACAACTTCCTTAAAACCTTTATGTATATGTTGGGTTCCTTTACCGGATCAATGGCGAGTATAGGGCTTACTCTGGCGGCGGCTTTGATCGGCGGGATTGGGGATTATCTCGAAAACAATACCGACCGGATAAAAAAATTCCTGATATCCGCATTTAACGTGGGGGCAGATATAAACCTTCTTCTGGCTGATTTGTTCCAGAGTATAGCCCATGTATTTGAAGCATTTTCAAGCGAAAGCGGGATCCGCTTTGTATCGGCGCTGATAGGAAGCATTGCGGATGCAGCTATGGGGCTGACTGAACTTGCGCTTAAACTGGGGCGGGACTTTTTACAAATGCTTATTGTACCGTTTACAGAAAATGCTGACGGGTTCAAGACTGCACTGGAGGGGTTATTAGGTGGCGCAGCTACCGTGCTGGAAGGATTTAAGACGGCTGTAGATAAAGCGTTTGATAGCCTGAATGCAATGTACGACGCTCATATCAAGCCATTATTTGATAGTTTAACGAGCGGGCTTTCAGAGGTTGTCAACCATTTTTTAACCGCATGGAATACACACATTCAGCCAGTTATCGACAGAATCGGGACTAGAATATCAGAGCTTCTTACGCAGTCTTTTCTGCCGGCTTGGGAAGCTATAATAAGAGGAGTTGGGTTGGTTGCGGATATTTTAAAATCTTTTTGGGAGAGTATTTTGCAACCGATTGTTGACTGGATTATGACCTACGCAGTGCCATTCTTGGTGCAAGGATTAGGGGTGCTGTTAGAGTTTATTATACTTGGAATTAAGACGATTGTTGATGGTTTTACAACCTTTATGACGTTTATAAACGATTGTTTAGAATTTTGGAAAGAGGCGTGGGCGGTTGCTTGGGATACGTTCAACGATTTCTGGAATAAGATAAAAAGTATTATTGACATCATGAAAACTGTATTTCGTCTGTTTGTAAAAGTTGTTAAGCAGCTGATTGATGGAGACTGGAAGGGCGCATGGAATACCGCGCAGGAAATCTTCACGATTTTTAAAACCAAAGTAGAAGGCGTCGTGGATTCTATAAAGGCGTTCTTGTCCGGCTTCTTTACATGGGTTAGCGACATGATTGCAGGCGTTATAGAGGAAATCAAGAACATCGGCAGCGGTATCAAAAACGCATTTACTGGTGGCGGATCATCGAAGCCGCGAACAATGTCCACGCAGCCGTATGCCATAAACGAAAGCTTTGCATCTCGTACCCTGCGGGATATCCCGGCTCTTGCATCTGGCTCGGTAATCCGTGGTGGCAACCCGTTCTTGGCGATTCTGGGCGACCAGCGGGCAGGGCAGACCAACATCGAAGCGCCGATAGGCACAATCAAACAAGCTGTATCGGAGGTAATGGCAGAGAGCGGCGGCGGATTTAGAACGGCGAAAATTGTCTTGCAGGTAAACGGGGTAGATCTGGCGCAAGCTACACTGCAGGATTTCTTATCGGAAGCAAGCAGGCAAGGATATGATCTGGAGGTGATCGGAGGATGATTTTTACACGCGGCATATACATAGATGGGGAGTATTTTAACATCCCCATCGTGTCCATAAAAAGAAACGCGGATTTCCTCGACAAATTCGCCGAAAGAGTTGAAACGGGAGAGCTCCAGCGTGAATTGATAGGCGTGTATTTTAACTACACAATGTCGGTCGGGAAGAGCAGCTCGTTCCCGGATGGCGTATATAAACGTTTCTGGGATAAGGTTACAGAGCCCGTCCCATTCCATATTATTTCGCTGCCGTCAGATCCTGGTTATTACGAATACACAGCTTATATATCCAGCGTCTCTGATGAATACGAGAAGATAACACAGGATAGCGCTGATTATAAAGGGTTTACCTGCAAGTTTACGGCGAAAGAACCGGCAAGGAGACCATGATGAAAACAGAATTTTATGTCGAATACAATCTGTATGACACGACTGCTCTGCCTGATGCAAAAGAAAGCACAGAGAGCAATGCTGCTTTTGGGGATATGGGGCTGTTTAAGTCAAAAGGCAGCCCGCCAAAATACGCTACACTGGAACATAATTTTTTCGTGTTGGATGGGAGTCTTAGCGAAATGCCAGACACGCCGACGGACATCCCATTTTTTTCGGATGTGCAAGCGGGCGCAGATGGAATTTTCACAAAACAGCCTGTAATCAGAATAGATTTTACCGAAAATCATACCTCTATCGGGCTGACTTTTCATTTTTCGGAAACATTCCCGCTGGAGATGGAAGTGACATGGTACGACCTCGGCGGTACATATAAATCGCAAAAACGTTTCTTTCCGGACAAACTGAATTATTTTGCCGAAAACCAGGTGGAGGAATACGGACGCATTGAAATCCGATTTGTACGTGCCCTACCGTGGTACAATGTAAAGTTAAACTATCTCGAGTATGGCACAACGTTTATCTGGGGGCCGGATGTTATAAAAAGCGCGAAGCTTGTAAATGACACAGACCCTATCAGTAATCAGGTCAAGACGGACAAGCTTACGTTTGACTTTGTTGACCCTGATGATGATTTTAATATTGGCAAAATCGACGGGTTGCACAAAACATTGCAGAAAAAGCAGAGAATGTTACCCTATGAAATCGTTGACGGCGTGAAGATGCCGCTGGGCGTGTTTTTTATGGAATCCAACAGTACCACCAAAAATGTCACCCAAATATCGGCGATCGACTACAAAGGGATGCTTGCTAATGTGGATTTTAAAGACGGGCGGATATACGCCGGAGAAACGGCGGGAAGTGTGATCGAAGAGATTATGACAGCGGCAGGGATTGAAGATTATACGGTTGAGGAAGAGGTGGCGCAAACGCCGCTGTATGGCACGCTTAAAATCCAGACCTGTCAAAAAGCTCTGCGTGAGGTATTGTTCGCTTGCGCTGCGATTATGAACACATCCCGCCGGTCTGGAATCGAAATACGAAAATCGACCAGAAAAATATCGACAACGATTCCGCGCAGCCGGAAATTTTCCACGACGTTAAAGGCAGATCCTTATGTGTCAGACGTAAGCGTAAAATATAAAACGTGGGTGTTGGACGCGGCGGAAAGCGAGATTACGAAAGGCACATACGATCCTGGGATACATACAATTCAGCTCACAAGCCCGGCAGCGAACATGAGCGCATCTGCTGGAAGGATTGTTAAACAAATGCCGTACTATGTTGTGCTGGAAATCGCGGGAAACGCCCGTGCAGAGGTCACGATCATGGGGCACAAATATGTTGGTACAGAGCTGGCTACACTGTCCAGAATCGAGCATATAAAGTCCGGTGAAGTGCGGAACACGAAAACATTTTCCGGAACGCTTTTAAATTACGAAAGCGCACAGAAGGTTGCAGACAATATCCTGGATTATTACCAACTCCAGCAGATCATCCAGACACGTCATTTGTCCGCGGAGGAAAAAGCGGGGGACTGGGCGGAGGTTGAAAATACCTTGAAAATGCACGGAAATTTTGTTGCCTGTATAGAATCACTTAGTGTTGACCTTACAGGTGGATTTGTGGGTACGGCAAAATGTCGTGGATATTATAAAATAACATCAGAAGAGTATTATTCCGGCGAGCTGTATGCTGATGAGGAGGTAGGGATTTTCTGATGGAATGGGTGTATGACCGAACGCAGGCGGACGTTGAACGGGTAAAGGTTTTGAATGATAAATACGCTGCAGGGACAATCTCCGAAGAAGAAAAAATGGAATGGGCTGCCGGAATGAAGGGAGCGTTGAATGTAGCGGATTTGAACCGGATCGAAAGTAACATCCGTGAGATCGCTGAAACTTTGGCGGTAAGCGTGACGGTGAAGACATGGGGGGCGAATCAGATTCCGCGAGTAAGTGATTTTAAACGGATCTGCGACAACGTGCAGCGGATCCGTGAAGCGTGGAGTGCTTTGAAAGATACCCCTGCCACACCAGACCCGCCGCTGATTACTTATCAAAAATGGAACGCCATAGAAAAGATCTTACACGATGTCAAATATGTATATGACCGAGCGATGGGCAGTTATTATTATTGCGGCGACGAACTCTACGCCGGGGAAGGAATAGGGATTTTGTAATGGCAGATACATGGTTTAGCTCGAAAGAGTGGAAAGCTCGCCTTGTGGAATTCGCAGGACGGCGGTTACTTAGAAATGTTGCAAATGGAGAATCCACAACATATGACGTATCCCGTAGCGAAGGGCGGGTTTCGCAGGAGGGCGATGCGTTTAATGCCAAAAACATGAATGATCTTGAACAAAGGGTGGCAAATGGATTTGCAGATGCAAAGACAGCGGTTGAAACACTAAGTAGTGATTTGGGCGGTCTGTCTTTTGGTCAGGATGCTGATGGCAACTGGGGATATCGGATTGGAGGTGCAGATCCAGTAGTCCCTTTTAAAAGCTCCAAAGTAGCGATGGGAGGTTTTAAATTTCTAGGCAATAACGGGAACCCGAATGGCGCAACAGTCGATGTTGGTTTCAAACCAGATTTTATCATGTATGGATTTCTTGGCGGAAGCGATCCAACTAAAGCTTTTTACAATGGGGGTAGTAGAAATGATCGAACTATGGTGCTGTGGTGGACTGAATTACAAAGGGAGTTCATCTGGGATTCTGCGAATGACAATCCGCCAATGTGCATCAGAAGATCATTTCCTACTGGCCCAAGTACAGGAAATCGGCTCGCGTTACAAGAAGTAACGGATACTGGGTTCAAAATATACGGCGGATACGGTTCAGGTGCGGCATTCTATATCTGTATTAAGCTTAAATGATTTACTTAAAACCAAATGCGTGTTTATTATTTAAATCCAAAGGCTTTTACGGTAGCACTGCCGGTACCAGCGGTTCTACCTAAAATGCTAATTGCACCTGTGATATTTTTTAATATAACCAGTTGGTAAAACCTAAAATACTAACAGAAAAGAGGTAAGAATATGCGAAAAATCGTATTTAAATCTGGGAAAGAATTGGAGATTGATGGAATTGTCCAAAGCGGGAAATCCTTGCAAATCTCTATAAAAAACAGCGATACAAAAAGCATAATTGACATGTTTTCGAGCGCTGAGAATACGGCTGTGATGCGATATTATATCGGGCTCGACTTAATATGCGGGTATGCAGGATTCAAAAGATTTGCGGGGATGGAATATACGCCTGACGTGATAGCATCCATCAATTACGAGCAGGAGGACGCAACCACAGAAAGCGGGTTTGTGGAATCCCATGTGGATGTATGTACGGTGCATATGGAAAAAGCTGAAGAAGCAGGGCTGCCGGAGGGACTGACTGATAAAGTCGCAAAACTGGAAAACGATGTGTCCAGCATCACGTCCGGCATCAATGAGATCAACGGAATCTTGGAGGGCGAATGATATGTTTACAAAAAAAGCGAAAGATAATCTTCAGGCAATGTTAGGGCAGGCTAAATTCAGCGCTGCGAATAACACGGATGCACAGGCTTTGCGCGTCCCCTCTCTGTACCCCGAATGGGAAAAACTGGAAGAGGGTACGCATTTGGAAAAAGGGCAGCGCGTTAATTACAACAACGTGCTTTACAATGTCCTTAGTGCTCACGATAAACAGACACAGTGGACGCCGGAGACGGCGCCTTCCCTGTTTGCAAAGGTACTCATCCCAGATCCTGGTGTTATCCCGGACTGGGAGCAGCCGTCTAGCACAAACGGATATAAAAAAGGCGATAAGGTAAAACACAATAGTAAGGTCTGGGAATCGCTTGTTGATAACAATGTATGGGAGCCTGGATCTGTAGGAACAGATAGTGTATGGAAAGAAGTACAGGAAGGATAAGGTGATCCGATTATCTCCCGGCGCGGGGTTAAGCGTGATTCTGGGGCGGCTTCGGTCGCCCTCATAAAATGATAAGGAGAGTAGAATATGAAAAAACTTTTTATTTCACAGCCGATGAAAGGCAAAACAGATGATGAAATTTTAAAAGAGAGGGAAAAGGCAATTGCCAGCGCAAAGAGAAATTTTGCAGAGAACGAAGAAGTAGAGGTTATTGATTCGTTTTTCCAGAGCGCGCCTGCGGATGCGAGACCTCTGTGGTTTTTGGGAAAATCTTTGGAATTGCTTTCTACGGCAGACATTGCATATTTTGCAAAAGGCTGGGAAAACGCAAGAGGATGCCGCATCGAAAATACTTGCGCCATTGAGTACGGAATTACTGTGATCGAAGATTATACGGAGGATTGAAAGTATGGGAAGCAAAGAATTTTTAGAAAAGAGTAAGCAGATTGTCGTTGACTATTTCAACAGCCATGCGGACAAAACCGACCAGAAGCAGATTACACAGGATGATGTATATGTGGTTTGGTACTGCAAGACGCTTCAGAACCATAAAGCGCTGTTGAGCACAACTGTTTCTGACGGTATGTATTACGAAATCACGCATAATGGGGACAAGCAGGAAACGTATGTGGATGCATACAAGAAGTGGGAGAATTTTGTTGTGAGGTAATGCAAATGTGGAAAGGAATTGACGTTTCGGATAATCAAGGCGTGATAGACTGGGCACAGGTTGCAGCGTCAAAAGTTGCATTCGCAATCTTGCGCAGTGTGCGCCGATCGGGCAAGGAAGATAATCAGTTTGCTGCAAATCTGGAAGGCTGCCGAAAGCACAATATACCATTGTCTGTATATAAGTACACCTACGCAGCCACGCCGGAAACGGCGCGTGGAGAAGCTCAGCAGGTCGTAGAATTATTACAGTCTCACGGGCTGACCGGAACAATGGTCTGGTGGGATGTAGAGGACAAAGATGTGTTGCATCCGTTGGGCATTAAAAAACTGACAAAGTGCATCAGAGCGGCACAGGAAGTCATCACAACGGCAGGTTACGGATTTGGGCTATATATCGGGCTGTATGTTTATAAGGAGCGCTGGCTTGACTTTGACGCGTTTGCTGGGACACGGCTGTGGGTGGCTCGATACTACAAAGGTTATCGCACGATGCAGTTTGATGACGAGCCGGATCAGGAATACAAGCCCGATGTTGGCAGCGATATATCTGGATGGCAGTACACGAGCTGTGGAGAGATTCCAGGCATCAAGGGAGATGTAGACCTTGACATGGCATATGGTGATCCTGCAGCATGGTCGCAGCCTGCGGAAGAGCCGGGAGTGATTTATACCGTATCTGTGGCAGACGTCTGGACACGCGCGCAGGCAGAGGTCATCCAGCAGCAGTTTGCGGCGATGGGAATAAATGGGATTGTCCATAAGGTTAAGATGTTGGAGTGAAGAAAAAACCAGAATAAAAGCAAAAAGCCGAGAGGACATTCAAAGTCCTCCCGGCTTTTTGCTTTTACGGTCTGAAAGGGGTAACCCCTCCGAAATACCCGCTTTTTAACGTCCTTACGACAATTTATTAAATACATCTACTGCCACTTGCTGCATACCAGGAATTAAATGGCTATAAGTATCCATAGTTGTGCTAATTTTTGCATGTCCAAGTCTTTCTTGAACTATTTTGGGATGTACATTCGCTGCTAGCAAGATGGAAGCATGGGTATGTCTTAACGAATGAAAACTATGATAGGTTACATTTTCCGCCTTACACATCCTTTTAAATGTCTGATAAACTGATTGCCTACTAAGCATAGTTCCATCATTTTTACAAAATATAAATTCCCCATTATGTTCCATTGCTTTAAACATCTCCATAGTAATGTTATCTAAGTCAATTCTCCTTCGTGAATATTTGGTCTTTGGCTCACAAATTTCCGCATGTCCGTTTGAATAGCTAGATAATGTTCTTTTAACTGTCAAAAAATTTTGTTCAAAATTTATATCCTCCCATTTCAAAGCAAGTATTTCTCCGATTCTCATTCCTGTTCTATAAGCAAGATTAACTATATCTTTCTTCTGTTTTGAATACCCTCTCACGGACAATATCTTTTCTATATCTTCTGCTTTAAATACTTTTAATTCTTTAACGCATTTATCTTTTGGAACTTTTATGTCTCGATATGGATTTTTTAAAATATACTCATTTTCCAATGCATATTTAAACGATTGTGACAATACCTTTGTTATGTTAATAACTGTTTCTTGCTTTAATCGCACAGATTGTTTTATAATTAAATCTTGCAGCATTTTTCTTGTTATTGCACTAATATCACAATCTCCAAGTTCTGGGCTTATTCTGTTTTTTATTGTATATAAGTAATTATTGTAACTACTATTTCGAATTTCCATATGTTTCTCTTTTATCCACAAATCCAATAACTCTGAATATTTCATAAATTAAATCCTTTCGTTTGCCATAGGCGGAAACCCACCACCTTCAGGTGGTGGGAGGAACAAACTTTCCTTTCTTAATATATTAAAATGTGTTATGCCATAAACACACATCATTTATTATTCCATTAGAAATCTTAAATAAAAACTGAGTAGAGTTTTCAGAATTAATATAAGCTAACGCATCGTAACCGTAGTTTTCGGATTCCTTTACGATTACTTCTGTTTCGCCTTCTTCTTCAAAATCCTCAAAAGCGCAAATAATTTCATCTGCATCAAATTCTGTCCCTATTAAGTTTTCTAAATTTTTTAACACCTTTTCTACTGTCATGATTTGTACCTCCATTCTTATAACTGTTTTTGATTATGTTTTCTTGTTTGTGATTCAATAATAATCGAAAACGATTATAATGTCAAGAGGAAAAATAATTATTTTTGATTATTTAATTTTGATATTGATTTATTCATAATCAAATGTTATTATTTTTGCGAGGTGATAAAGAAATGGGAGCAAGTAAGCAAATCAAACAAGTAATGATCGAGAAAAATATAAAAGTGGGGGAACTTGCGGATAGAATCGGGATGAAGCCGCAGCCATTAAGTAATAAACTTTTTAGAGATACCATGAGCTTTTCCGATGTCGAGCAGATCGCGGCTGCGTTGGGCTGTGATGTTAAAATAGTGGACCGGGAAACTGGGAAAGAGTTCTGATGCCTCTTATTTTTGCAATGATGATATATGACGCAAAACAAAACACGTGTGGATTGCGTCCATAGGGTACAAGGGCAAGCAGTACAGACTAAAGCGGACAAAAGATTTGGATGCAGCCATAAAAGCCCGGAAAGAAGCGGAAGAAGCAGTAAAAAACGGAGATTTTGAAAAGTGGCGAATAAAAGAAAACCCGAATAAAGAAATAAGCTGAGAGGGCAAGCAAAGTCCTCCCAGCTTTTTATTTTTGATGATGTATGACACGAAATTTTGATCGGAGTAAAAGTATCCGGCATATGTGTGTTGCATTTTGTGTTGCATACTTACACATAATGATGTAAAATCGAATAAAATCATAATATGACACACACATATATATGCCTTAAAATGGCTTAAAATCAATAGATACCGTAAATATAGGGTTTTAGGCAGATATCCTAAACGAGTTCAAATCCGGTTCGCGCCT